GCGACGACAGACACAGCGCAACCCTACCGCCTTTGCTTCATTCTACGCTCCTGCTCTTCGTTTTGAAGCTCAAAGTAGCTGCTCCAGATGAGCAACTCCTCTAGCGTCACCTCTTGATTGAGCCTAGCCAAGCTATAGCCAAGCTCCTTTGCAACGCCAAGCTGTAGCAGTAGCAGATTGTCTTTACTTAGCTCCTTCTTTAATGCTTTTCATGTCCAGCTGCTCTGCATCCTCTGGATTAGTGATGATTGCTAGCATCATGCCTTGCAGGTCGGCATCCTGCACTTCTTCCTTTAGTTCGGCAATTTCACCGGCCGCAAACAAGCGCTTACCGGTGTCGTCCATAGCCTTGGTAACTAGCAAGTTCAATGCAAAGCCATTGGTATTGTTGCCGCCAGGCATGCTTTCTGCGCGCTCTCGTTCGGCCATGGTCAATGGCGCGGAGTAAAACTCAAACACACTGCCATCGGTTAGCGTTACAACCCGTTTGGTTGGCGTCAGGTTGGCTGCTTTCTTGAGGCGTGCAAGCGCGGATCCCATAAAAGTTGATGAGTTAGGTGTACTCTAAGCACAAAAAAGCCCCAGCGCAAGCCGGGGCGATTTTGCTATCAGGCGCTGGTGCTGAAATCAAACGTTGGCACGCCAGCCGGACGGAAGGCAATTTCCACCTGCTGGGCATCGTCAGGGTTGACGTTTAGGCTGGCCGAGGTCAGCACTGCATCCATGGCAATACTGCGGCTCAGCGCCTCAGTCCCCTGCTTGTCGGTGTACAGCTTGAAGGCGCAGCCCACCTGCTGACGCTGCAGCACGTCTTCCACCATGCGGTTAGACAGTGCAGCGTCTTCGTTGGTCACGTAGACGGTGGCAGTGCCATTGCCGTCGGCAAAGCCAGGGATGTAGGCACGGAAGGGTGCATACTGCCCAGCGGCTTGGCCGATAGTGGTCACATCAATCTCAGCGCGGCTGATCTCAAAAGACCAGGATTGCACTTGCCCAACGGCAGCGAAATCGGCGTAGTACACCTCAAACTCGTTGGGTGCCACTGCGGTGCCATCGTCGGTGATGGCAAGGATGGTGCCACCAGCGGACGTGGAGACGGTCAGCGCACCAGTCGCAGCTGTGTAGCTGAGGACGTAGTAAGTGGTGGCTGCATCGATGGGCGAGGGCAGCGTGCCAGTGCCGGAGCCGCCGGTCTGGCTGTTGATGACGCGGAACTTGACCGGATCGCCAGCCTTGAAATTCAAGTAGGTGGCGATGGTGATAACATCCGTGCTGGCATTAACGCCAGACTCGGGGAAGTTGCCGTTAGTGCCGGCGGGTTTGTAGTAGAGGGCGCCGGACGTACCGGACAGAACAGTAACAGCCATGTTGTGAACGGTAGTGGCTACCGTTAGTCTAGATACGCTTCAAACGTAGCAGTTAGCTGGGTTTGAAAGTAAGGCTCAGGCGCTGCTGGCGTTACTTGCGCTGGCCCCGAGGCTGCATCAAAGATAATGCTTGAAAACTTGGCGCGATCAAACAAATCCTTTAGCCGCTCTGCAATGGTGAAATTAGCAGCAGTGCCTTGACCCTGCGGCGTAAAGACATTGACCACCAGCGTGCCAGTCTGGCGGTTGAAGCCAACGCCACCAGTCGGCAACAGCGTGGCATAGGCGTTGTCGCCAAAGCGGATGAATGCCTGCAGCCATGGTGCATTGTTTGGCGGCGTAAATGGCACGTTCTGATAGCTCACCGGATATGCCGGCGCAATCGCCATCTGTGTAGCAATGCGGCCTTCAATGGCAGCGCGGACGTCGTTGATGGTGCTACTCATGATTCGCGTCCGATGCGGTCAGCGTTGACGTGCACAAAGCCTTGGATGTCTTTGGCGATGCCTTGCACCCACCCCGCCGGCGCTTTTTTGCTGCTGCCATTGGCAAGAGGCTCTGCATACGGCAGATTGTTGTGCACGCTGTACACGTTACCGAGATTTTCTTGCTGGTAGCCGATGCGTTCAATCTGCGGAGTGCCGCTGTAGGTCCCCGCAGGTTTCTCCCCGCCTGGCGCTGCATTCTCCCCTACCTGCCAACTAACGCGAAACCTTCCAGTATCGACAGGGCTTGCCTGTTTGACTCTTGAGTCAGTCTCTAACACAGCAACCCGCAGTAACTTTTCCATCTGCTGGTTCACGTAATCGCCAATATCACCAACGCGGATAGTGCGTGCCATCAGTCCCTCAGGATTAGCTCGTAGGTGATTGGCTGGTTGTCTTGCTCGATAGTGCGCACCTCAATTACCTGCAAGCTACGGGTGCTAATGATGACGCGATCAGCGGTGGTTGGTGCTGCTGCGGTATCTGCTGCTGCAATAGTCAGCCGCTTGTCGCCAGCTTGGATAAGGCCGTTGACTTCACGCAGGTTTACATCTTCCAACACGCCACGCAATGCGGTATCGCTGGTGGTTTCGCTGACGGTGCCAGTAGTTGGGTTGTAGATGCCAGGCGTGACGCGGCGTAGTGTTGCAACACCGCCAAACTTTGCCATCAACTTGCTGGCAACCTTGCGTAAAGGGCTGGCTAGTGTCATGCAAACACCTCGCTGGCAACAATCCTGCCGCGACTAAAGGTGATGTCAACGTTGCTGCTGTGGTTGGCGATGAACAGTGCTACTTCATCGTTAGCGGCCATGCTGATCATCCAGTTGGTGACCAACTTGGCTTCCTCGTTGCCCAAGCCGGTAAAGGCGCGGCATTCGGTTTGATCTATGGCGGTGCCGTTCTTGGCCAGCTTGATGCCGAGCACTTTGTTGTTGCCGCTGACGGTCTTGGCGTCGATGCTGCCATAAAAACGCAGCAGCTTTGTGCTACCGCTGGTGTTTTTCAATGCAAAGGCATGTGTTGTGCCAAGCGTCATGCCGTTGACAGTACTGGCGTCAAGCGTTGCAGTCAATCCGGTGGTGACATATACGCCCTGCGCAACTATGTCAATGGTGCCGCTATCCATCTTGCTGGCTTGGCCGCGCACCATAATTGCAGCTGCGCCAGATGGGCCTGCAGGGCCTGGCGTGGTAACAGTAACTGTGTTGGTAGCCTCGTTGACGATTACGGATGTCATGGTGCTGTGTAGCCCTCCGAGACGAATACGATGCCTTCTAGGTAATAGTTGCGCAAGCCGCTGGAGTCTTCCAGCAAAACATCGTAATAGGCTTCATTGGGAAAGCCTGCAGTCTGCGTATCGGTCAATGCAATGCTGATTTGCCCAGCAGAGCGGTTGGTGTAGGTAACAGCAAAGTCAGCATATTTGGTGGTGCGGCCTTCATTCCACACTTGCGCGTAAGCAGTCCAGCCGGTCAGATTGATATTGGCATTGTTGGAATCTTTGAACTGCAGCGACAGGTCATAATCAGCCCGTCGCTGGATGGCGATATTGTGCTGGCCGGGTTGAACGCTCATAGCCAGACTCTAACCGGCTGCTCAGGGCTCACCGCATACTCTGCCCACCCCTCAGGCAAGTCACCGATGTAGTTGACGTGCCAGCCGCTCAGCAGCACGGGTGGGGTGATTACCTCGCCGGTGTCGGGGTCGTAGGTGCCGCCTTTGTAGATGGGGCCGATCACGTCCAGCGCGTGCGTGTGGCTGGCGGTGAGGACCACGGTGTCGCCGTCGTCATTGGTGGTAGTGAAGCCAGCAGCATCTAGGGCGGCCATGCCGGTGGGCTCGTCGGGGAAGCGAAGGTAGTGCGTCATTGCGTGATCGCCTGGAGGGTGCTGTCGGGGAGGCGCTGGGGGAAGAACGCGAGGCGCTTGATGGTGCCGTTGAGTTGGCCAACGCTGGCAACATTCATGCCAATAGCAAGCGAACTTGTTGTAGGCACTGTGCCAGAGGTGTCTATCTGTAACGCACCGCCATTTGCGGATCCGGCAAAATTGTCAGCCTTATATCCAAGAATGTGCCGCAGAGCAGCGCGACTTGCAATGGCATTTCCTTGTACTGAGTTCCACTGATCAACACCGCCATTGTTTACACGCCATTGGATATTCGTATCACTAGAGTAACCGGCAATAATTCGATTGTTTGCAGTGCCGTCGTGGAAGTTGTAAATAGTGCTGCTTGCAGGAACTCCAGCGCACTCCTCAAACACCGTCCCCTCATCCTGCCGGTACCAGGAGCTGAACGCCGTGCCGGTGATGCTGGGCACGTCTGCACTGCGGGTGACCGTGGCGGTGGTGGTGGAAATGTACGACGTGGGGAAGGCCCCGGCTTCTAGTTGGGCGCCCCAGACGTAGACATCCCCGCTAGTGGATGGCATTCGCAGCCACTGTTGGTTTTGAGTATGTGTTTGAGTAGCAGTATCCGTCATGACACACCTATACCAACCGTCGCCCACTGCTGTCATTGAGCCAGTAGCTCCATTTGTAAATGCAGGAACACCAGTGTCCAGGTTCCATGTAGCAACTGGATTGCCACCACCAGAATTAAACGTAGTTCCAAATAACAAGGTTAAACAGGTGGATGTATTTGCTTTTTTAAGGTAAACAGAATAAGTGTAAGTTGTGCCACTTACAAATTGATTAGATGAAGCATTTGGCTGTTCCAAATATCCTATTTGTGTGCCGCCGCTAGCCAGCCGGTCAGCAGTTACAGACCCGGCAGGTGACACTATTTGATTTGCAGTACGAACCAATCCATCATTTGCGGTCCATGTAGTTAACAAATCTTCCGACTGCAACAAGAAGTTCGTCCTCTGCTCCTCCACCAGCAGGCCAAGGCTTTCGCCGGTCGTGGGGTTGTGGTCGAACCGTGGGGCGCTGTTGATCGTGCTGGTGGTGGGGATGTACTCGCCCACCGTGCTGGACTGCTCTAGTTGGGCGCCCCAGAGGAACACTCCTTTGACACCATCGCCGTTGCCCGCGTCAGAGTTAATGATATGTAACCGGATACCGGCGGCAGTAACCGCAGGGTAGGTAACCGTGACAACACATCTATACCAGCCATTTCCTGCACTTACTACCGAAGCAGAGGCATTTGTTCCACCATTTGCAGTTGTTACCGCTGTTGTGATTGTTCCAATGCTTGGGTCAAAAGTTGCGCGAGCGTA